CCAGTATGCCAGCAAGCAAACGGAAATCCGAAGCAAAATTATAGAGCTTGCCGATTGGATTCTAACCCAACAGTGCACAGACCCAGCTAAGAATGCTTATGGTGGATTCAAAAGCGGAGAAACCAGCACATACTACTACAGCGTGGATGCTGGGCGTTGCATTCCTGCACTCTTAGAAGCCTACCAAGTCACTGGCAACACAGCCTACTTGGATGCGGCTAAGCTATCGGGCGGAATCTTCCTCAAAACAATGCAGGACGCGCAAGCTTTCGGCGGCTTTGCCCGCGCCGTAGCAATTGATGATTCATGGCTGTTAGAACTGGATGTGGAATGCCTCTATTGCCTAATTGGACTCAAAATGCTATTAGACATCGACGCCGAAAATGCCTCGCTTTATCAGGGCATCGCAGACAAAGCCATTGCCTTCTTGCGAGACGGTTTTGAGAATCTTTGGCTTTACTTTGAGCCTGCAGACGGCCAATGGCACCGCGTTGGCTTAAGCGAGAACGAAATTTACGATGACTCGTTTAGCTTCGCCTTGCTTGGACTTTTCACTTACGAGGGCTGGAGCGACACATGCAAAACCGTTTACGCCAACCTTCAAGGCATTAAGGCGCCTGCTGAATACCCCGCCTATAACCCTGCAATCTGCTGGCCCGGATACATTGACGTTAAAAACCGCTATCCAGCATGCACATACTACGATGACATAACAAGCGGAATCCTCTGGCGAATCCGAGCAGCCCATGACAAACCAAGCCTCGCATTCAGTATGCAAATCGTAGAGAAGCACCAGAACGAGTTCATGAACTGGGGACCAATCTTTACCGATTACAGCCCAATCACGCCCGCTAAAGCAATGGCGAACGTTACTTGGCTTGCCCAGCTATTCCTAAACTACACTGACCCAGTAACAGACTTCACTCGGGTTTTAGCCCTCAACGGAGAAAACCTAACGCTCTATCCTCTGCTGGATGTTGGAGACAGAACTACTTATGCTGGCGGTTTATTCGTTAAGGCAATAGTCGCCATGGGGAATGCTGGAGAACTCATGTTCGAAGTCGGCTACGCCATGCAGGATTACATCACGGTTTACAGCTTTGTGCCGTTGCGAATGCATGACAAGATCAGGCGTTCAGGCGTTGATTATGAGGTGCAGACTGTGCAGCCTTTCGCCATCAACGGCGACGTAGAGTATTTCAAGAGTGTCTGCAGGAGGCTTCTAAGCGGATGAGCAACGTAGACACTGTCGAGGTACTGGTGGCTTTTTTGCAGACCAATATTCGGCTAGTGAAAGCTGACGAATCATTGGGTAAGGTCTCGGTGACCAGGGAGTGGGTTGATCGGGAGCTCCTCAAAACCTATGATGCACAGGTTACGGTTGGCTTGGGCAGTGTTGTGGATCGCAAATTGGGGCTTTCGGCGTCTCAACGTCTTATTGTGGGCTCCCCAAAAGTTAACGTTTGGGTAACTGAGAAAGGCAGCGGGGAGTCGGGGCAGAGCATTCGCCAAAAGATGCGTTTGGAAATCAACCGCGTTATCCGAGAAAACCGCACAAAGGTTCCAAGCTTAGCGTATGTCGATGTGGCATCCTTCCGTGACATCGACAAAGTGGATGTGAAGCCGTTTGTTTGGCGAACCGAGTTTACCCTGAAAACCTGGGTTTTCGAGTATGTCGCAGTCACTTAAGTGACATAGAGGTGAAAAATAGAAATGTCGTATGGAGCGCATGAAACAAAAATCTACTATGTACAAGAATCAAACTATGGAGTAACTCCAACAAATCCCCTTATGCTGGGACTGGCTACGGCAGATAATGTTGAGCCATCCTTAGACCCGGGACTGATTAAGGTTCGAGGCGTTGGCTCAAGAGACCCTGCTTCACTACGCAAGGGCTTGCGGAAAGTTGGCCTAAAAGTATCCTACGCCCTCCCCGCCGATGCTCCCATAAACTTTTTGCAGTTAATCTCCACGCTGAACTCCGCCAGCATCGAAATCATCTACTACAAAGGCGTCTTCTCTTCCCCGACTAGCGTCATTGACTTGCTGCATACCGGCTGCAGAATGGACAAAATAACCGTTGAATGCTCAATCGAAGACGTCATAAAAGCTACCGTTGACTTAATCGGGCAGAACGTGACCCCTGGCACTGCCAAAATAAGCGGTGCATCATACGCCGACTATGCGAGCGCTGTGCCCTTCTACGAAAGCTATGTACAGAAAGGTACGGGGGATGGTTCCAGCCTTGTCGCTGTGGATCGCGTGACTGACTGGAAGTTTACAATCGAAAACAACCTCAAAGCTTTTCCCGTCATCGGAACCACAGGTTACCTGCTAAAATATCTACAGGAAAAGCACCGAGGACTTTTAGGAGAGCTAACCTTCGAATTTGAAAGCAAACAAGAATACGACGACATCGTAAACGATAGCGAATTTAGCCTCAAATTTGGTTTAGGCGGAAGCAACAGTGCCCTCTTCAAATACTGCAAATGGGACAAAGCTAACATTCCTGCAAAAGTCGAGGACCTTGTGAGCTTGAAAGCCAGCTTTACCGCCCGTGACTTAATCATAAGCTAAACGGAGAGGTGAAAAACTTGAAAACCGAAGTTTTAGACGTTGACGAACGCTTTGGCAAAGAATATGCTGGAAAATACCTCTTCACAGAGCTAACGTGGGCTAAGCGTAGCCGCATTATCCAGAAGCACACCAAATATCACCCCTTGACAGGGCAAGTCGTTAGCAGCGACTTTATTGCCATCCAAGCAGAAACGATCTGGGCAAGCCTCAAAGAGCAGCCGCAAACCAACCCACTTTCGCTTGAGAAGCTCCTTAGCGAACGTGAAGACGGAATCCCCATCTCACTTGGGGAACTACTAAGCAAGGTCGTGAACAGGCTTAACGTTGTCTCGCTTGAAGAAACAAAAAATTGTTAAGGGCGGTGAGACGTGGCAAGCCGCACCCTTCCATCACGGATTTTCGTTTTTGCAAGGAGTTCGGCTGGACTCCTCGTCAACTCGCCCAGCAACCAGCCAAGAAACTGCAGGAGTTCCTTGTTATCCTCGGCGAAGTAGATAAGCAATCAAAAGAAGAGTTAGAGAAGGCCAAGCGTCAGGGCAGTTTTAAGTGAGTTGCGGCTTAAAATTGGTTCCCAAGACGCATCCTATCTATTGCTCGATAATTTCTTGATTTTTGTTTTCTGAATCTCTGAGGAGATTTATCGTTTCGTATTGCGGAAATCTTTGCTGTTGGCTCCTTAAGCTGGTTTATGGTTGCACCGCATTGAGGGCAGTGGACGTCTAAACCATAGGCGCTGTCCTCGTAATCGAGGTCGATGGCCTCTTGTTTGTCTTGTTTTGGGAAAGCGTACCCACATTGTTTACAAATGTAGTAGGCACCCAAGAAGAGTTCCCTCCATTTTTTCCACTTTGTTAATTTCACTCATAAATTTTACTGTGAAGGCGTTTTGTTTGAGCCTTGATTTTACCATAGAAATTGACGTCGAAGACTTCTGTGCCAGTATAGAAAAGGTGGACAAGGCTACGCAAGATTATGTCCAAGACGCTTTGGCGCAGGCAGCCCAAGCAATCGCCGCTCGTGCTCGCCAGCTAGCACCCGTTCGCACGGGGCAGTTGATGCAGAGCATATATGCCATCGGGGCAGGGCAGTGGGCAGTTAAAGTCGGCGCTTATGCTTCTTACGCTCTTTTTCAGGAATTCGGCACAAGCCACCTGCAATCACGTTATTTCTTGACTCGTGCCCTGCAGGAGAGCTTGCCGCAGCTTTTGCCGCTGATCGGTTTAGCTGTGCAGTGTGCCGTTGAGGAGGCGTCCCAATGAGTTTAGGCGAGATAAGCGGAACAGTCCGCATGGTCAACGAGGTTTCCCCGACCTTCGAGAGTATCAGCGCCGACGCAGCCAGCATGGGCGAAAACATCAGGGCAACCTCGACAGGAGCGCAGATGAGTTTTAACCAAGTTGGCGTAGCCGCGACCGAGATGGGAACTAACGTGCGAAATGCAAGTTCAAGCTTCACGGATATGCAGGCGCATGTAGAGGCAACAACCATCAGCCTAACTAAAGTTGCAGGCGGAATAAGGGAAACAGCCCTAATGGGAAGCCAGCTAACTTCGCTTGCTCAGGATTTCGGCATGATTGACTCGCAGTCTAGCAAGTACATCCGAACTGTCCTGCTTATGGTTCAGGTCGTCTCTAGCTGCGCTAAAATGTATAACTTCTTAACGGTTATGACTACGGGGCAGACGGCGGCAGTTGCAGTTCAAGGCGCAACCGAAACAGCTACCGCTGGCGCTGTAACCGCTTCAGGCAGTGCACTAAGTATCAAATCGGCTATTACCTCAGTGGCAACTGGGATCCAAAATGCCCTAAACATTAGCCAAGCAACCTTTCTCGCCTTGACGGGCGTGGGCATAGGCGTGATTATTGCTGCCGCTGCCGCCATGGCCTATTTTGCTTCACAGATGAACAAGGCAACAGACAGCGTTAACGCCTACAATTCTGCCGCTTCTCAGACACCGAATAGAACAAAGAGCATCATTCGTGCTGGCGAGCAGTCACTTTACCGCAGAGGTGTAGAATAATGAGCACTCCAAGCGTTGGCATCCCAAAAATGGCAATCGCCCTCGGCTCAGTCGGGATTCCGCAGGCTGATGTGGTTGATTGCACAGTGCATTTAGGAGCCACCAAAGAAGTGAGCAGCTGGGAGCTTACGCTTCAGAATTTTGACGGCAAATACAGTCCAAGCGGACCTTATCCACTCAGCGTAGGACAGGACGGCTATATCTGCATCGGCAGAGGCGTAAATGTTCCCCAAATTATCACAACCAGAACAGAAAGCATCAGCTACCAAGAGACACCTGAAGAACATTACGTTAAGGTGTCTGGGCGTTGCTGGGGTGAACGGCTATTCCGCAGAGTAGTCACAAAAACATATCAGGGCATGAAAGGCGAAGCCATAGTCAAAGACATGCTGGATTATTTTGCTGGAATCAGCCATGTACGTGGCAGCACTGAACTAGTCGAAAACACGGATACTACCTACACGGATTTGGAGTACAGCGATTCGCCAGTCTGGGACATTCTCAAGTATGTTGCAGAGAGCGCCGACAAGCAAGGCGTCATAGGCTATGACTTTCGCATAGCGCCTGATGGCAGGTTCGAGTTCTTTCCTAGAAACAGCAAAACAAGCGCCGTGTCCTTGACAGAGAGAATCGAGCAAATCGAGTACCGCACGGACATAAGCCGTGTCAGAAACAAAATCACCATCTATGGCTTAGCCGACAAAAGCGTTCCAACGGATAAAGTGTCTTGGACTCGCAGTTTAACGCCTTCCGATGGAGTTTGGCAGCGAGACACGGGCACGCTCTCGGTTGATTCTACGGGTGCGCCGGACGGCGGCGCCTGCATCAAAAACGCGGTAAGCAACAATTATTGGGGAGGCTGCTACTTCCAGCTTAACGCAGGCAAAGAAGTAAACTGCGAACTATACCCACTCTTAGACTTTCAAGCGAAACTTGCAGACACATACTCTGGCACAGGCCTTGTAATTTTATTCGACACTGCGAGTCGTTCTGCAAGCAAGAAAATCTCAATTTCACCTGGAGACGGCCAATTCCACGCAGTAGAAGTGGGCGTCGGCTCCGCTTATGCTAATCAATGGGACTATGTTCAATCGGGTTTTGATTGGACTCAAGTTAAAACCGTTCGCTTCACTTGGTACTTTTCTCAGGGTGTCGGTAGCGGTGACTTTTGGCTGCATGGACTCTACTTTGGCGGGCGCAGATACTCCGCAGTCTTAGAAGACACAGCTAGCCAAGCAGCCTATGGTTTGCGGGAGTATAGTGAGACCGACGAGGAACTGTGGAGCGACAACGAATGCACCCTCCGAGCAAGAGCGCTGCTTGCCTTCCTCAAAGACCCAGCCATTTACTTGACCGTAACAAGCACTGTCATCGACTATGGTAACACGCCGATTCTTGCTGGGGATAGGCTTTTTGTTCCTTTCATTAACGCTTACTATCGGGTTGACAGCATTGAGTACAAGGTAGATGCGGCAACTCAGACGTTAGAGTTAACCATTAGCTTTGAGAAGGAACCGCCTCAGCTAGCCGATTACCTCTACGGCTTGCGGACATTCACTGTTAACGTTGAAAAGCTAAGCCGAACGAAGCTAGGCAAACGAGGCATTCCAATTTCTACAGGTGGCGGTGGAGGCTCAGGGAGCAGCATCTTTGCCAGTAACGTTGAAATCGACAAAACTTCGCCATGCCTAAATTTGCTGACATCTAGAACGCTGAAAGCAGCGTTTGGCTTTGATGGCGCCAACGTTTTTCTTGTTACCTACGCTGGCGACTTAATCTTATACTCAGCAAACCACCTGATTCGTCCAGTTACAGATGGGAGCGATGACTTAGGCAATGGCACTTTCCGTTTTGGAGCAGCACACCTCAAGAATAACCTCTATGTTGCAGGATGGGAAGTCGTTGCCAACACTGGCAGAATCAACATGTCTTCAATGCCCCGTGATAGTGCTGGCTTAGTGTTGGAGGCTCAGGGCAATGATTTCTACCCGATGTA